CACCGCCAGACAGTGCGTTAAACACATCTCCGGCTGCTGATTTAATAGTGTCGCCAAAAGCCTGCGCTTCTTCAGGACTAATACCTTCAATATTATTAATAGCCGAGAAATCAAAGTCGAACACCGATGCAAGCTTAGCTCCAACGCCGTTTACGGCGTTAATCAGCTTATTAATGAGAGCGATAATCTGATTAATCGCCCAGGCCACGGTGTGAACCAGTGTTTCCCATACTGCCGACGCCGTTTCTCCAAATCCTTGAGTCGCTGCGGCACATGTACCGAGAACTCCGGCCAAAACGGACAATATCGTAATAACAATACCGACGGGATTGGCCCTCATGATTGCGTTCATAACCTTAGTGGCTGCACCTAGTGCCATTGTTCCGACTTTCGCCAGGTTAAGCGTACCGGATAAGGCCATCATGACGCCTCTTACTCCGGCTGTTGCAATAGCACTGGCTATCATGGCCGCTTTAAGCTGAATAGACGCAAGCGTAACGCCTATGGTCGCAATCCTGGACGCTACCATTTGGCCCTTATATAAGGCTTGTGCTGTAGCCGCCGCCTTAGTCGCTACCGATACGGCTAATATGGCCGTTTTCCAAGTCGTGAACGCAACTGCAACCCCCGCAATTATAGGCTTAATCTGGTTGCCCATTCCGATAATGACCGAAAAGGCTGATTTAATCACCGAAGCCACGGTCCTCACAATTACGCTTAACGCCGAGAAAGCCGCCTTTATGGCCGCAATGGCAACTTGTGCAGCCGCCGACATCACCTTAAAGGACATTCCGATACCCTCGACAATAGCCTGGAAATCACTCGAGGCGGTAATAGAACTAAGCTGTTCGAGGACGGGCTGAAAAGCCTGTAAGGCCTGATTAGAGAGTTGTTGTCCGATTTCAGCGAACGTCATGGGGATTTCTGCGAACTTGGCGTTCGTTTCTTCGGCGCTGTTAAATAAGGCTTCTTTAATAACATCAGCCGTAATAAGACCTTGCGATGACATCTCTTTCAGCTGTCCGACAGTCATACCCATTTGCTGAGCAATCGCCTGTGCGAGCATGGGAGCATTTTCCATGATTGAATGGAATTCATCACCCTGCAATTTGCCCGCTGCCATAGCCTGAGTTAACTGGTACATGGCTGCTGTTGACTCTTGGACACTGGCCCCTGAAATTTTAAATTGCTTATTTAGCTGTTCAACAAAGGCTATCGCTTCATCATTCGAACTGAAAGCGTCCTTAGCAAGCATGTTAAGCTTCGCCACGCTGTCGGCCATTTCGACGTACCCACCTCGAGACCGTTGTGCTGCCGCATAGACTTTGTCCATAATTTCGGTCGTCGTCTGAGTACCGTCGTTAATAAGATTGATACGGGACTTAAGCTGTGCCATTTGGTCAGCCGTATCGGATACTTTCCCTGCAAGCTGAACAACCTCTTGGGCAACTAAAGCTACGCCTGCCGCCGCCCCTGCCATAGGCATCATCTTTAAAGCCTTCTTGGCAATGCCGCCCATTTTTTCGCCCAGGGCATTTTCAAGCTTACTACCAACTCGGTCAATCGCTGCCTCGGCACTTGAGCTGTCGCCTTTTATCTTGACGTGAATATTTGCGTCTGCCATTACAACTCACCCCCTTCTTCAAGCCATTCTCTCATAAATTCCATTTCCTCTTTCTTACGATCCAGTCGTGTCGGAGGATGTAAATCTTTCATAATATCCTTCACTTTAATTTGGTTCTTCTTATCAAGCTGAACGTTAACAATAAGTGACGTCATATACGCCGTTCTGGCGTCTTCAATGCGAGTCCGAAGGTCATACCCTTGAACCATCTTTTCGAACTCCATAGGCGTAATCTCATAGAATTCTGACGGCTTTAACGCCAAGATACTATAAGCCACTTTTTCAGCTTTTCGTACCCATAATGCAAAAGAAGAGGGGGCATTATGCCCCCCGTCTAGTTTTTTACTGCTTCATCTTCTTCGGCTTCGATTTCAGCATCATCTTCGGGTGTCTTTTCTTCAGGGAATGCCATGAAGTATGCTTTTTTACCGAGAATGCCGCTACCTGTAATGGCCTTAACAATCGGCATCATGATATCGTTTAATTCAACCTCACCGCTATCGAACAGCTCCTGCAAGCGGTCTGCATAGAACTGAGTGCTGCGACGGCCATACTGACGAAGGCCAATTTCATATGCGGTTATGATGTCCGATAATGACAATTGCTGAATAGCGTTGTAAATCGGCTTGCCGACTGCCGATTCAAATTCAGCCAGGCGTTGAATATTAAAGTATAAGCGTTCACCCTTGCCGAAGAAGTCGCATTTAATCTGTTTCATGGTTTATATATTCCCCTCTCTAGGCCTTCTTTAATTCAGACAACGGCCCGATACCTGCCAAGGTCCCCTTATAAGACGCCACATCATCATGCGGAGCTTCAATAGAAAGTTCCGTAATAGACGCCCAACCGGTTACATAGGACTTGTCAGGGTACTCGAATTTAAGGTGTACAGGTTGGTCTTTAAGGAAGGCTTCGTTCAACGCTTCCAGGCCGTCATCGTTAGCCATGAGCAAAGTATCTAATTCAATGCTCCATTCCTTAAGCCCGGGCAATGTCGATTTCCAACCGCCAGAGTCTTTGTGCGATGCGTCGATAGAGTCGGCTTTACGGCTAATAGAACCGCCCTTCTGACCGCCGATTTTAGTCCATACCGCACCCGTCGTTTCGTCGGTGCCTGTGTTTAAATAAATAAAATAATTTTTACCCACCGTCGCTAAAGAATTAGCTGCAGACGGTGCCAGTGCTTTTTTCGGTGTTGATGCCGGCATTAGTATATTCCTCCTTCACGAGTTAAATCAAAAAGGCGACACTCAATCGTATACTGCGAACCGAGTAACGGTCGCAATGCGTCGAGGTCGCCAGTTTTTTGTTTAACTTTTAAATCTAAAATCTGATAGTTACTGCCATTAAGTACGCATATATCCTCGTTCAGTGAGCCGACGGCTTGCCGCATTTGCTTTAAAGCTGTGTCGATTTGCTCCTCAAGCTCACTAATTCGAGCGTATCCAACAGATAAATCCGGGTCGTCATTTCGTACCCAGGCTTCAAGATAAATCGTAACGAGAAGCTCGTTTTCGATACTTTCATCATTTACTGTTTCGGATCCTCGAACAAGCATGATTTTACCGGTTTCGTCGACGGCAGCATGCTGCGGTATAACCGCACCAAGCTGTACAGGTGCGGATACTTTACACGCTATGAGAACGTCTTGAATCCGCTTTAAAAGCTCAAACCACATAATCATATCGGCTACCCCCTGAAGATTTCACACGACCGATACCCGGAATACTGCGTCGGGTCACCCGTAAGGTCTTCGGGTGTAATCGAGCCTTCAAGCTCCTTTATTCGTCCCTGGATATATGCAAGTTTTTTTCCGTAAAAGTCGTCCGTTTCGCCGCCACGTCCATAAGCCCCGGGCAAGCTGTACGCCTTTCGCACACAAGTCTCACGATACGTATACAGCGTTACAAGCTCGTCCGCCACAAAGCTACGGATAACCTTCGCCTGCTCAACTCCAAGACGCTGTGCGAACAAATACAGCCACTTTTCGGCAATGGCGAGGTCATCACGACTGACATTCTTTCCGAGAAGTTCGTCAGAAAATGTCATTTCGGCCAAGTCATATAACATGTGCATTCACTCCCTTTAAAATTTGAATTCAATCTCACATGCTTGGCCATTACTATACTTTTGTTCAATGGCATCACATATGTCTTTGGTAGCAAGCTTGGTGTACTGACCGAATAGCTTAATAATGTCCGGTCTTTTCGTATCTAGCGCTCTGTACAGGAACGGATCCATGCGATTACCGGGATGAAGAACGTTTTTTGCGAACAAAAACGAGTTGCCGCCAGCCGGGACCCATCGTAAGGCCTTACGATTCTTAGGCCGTATCATGTGCGGCCGTGTACCTTCGTGAACGAACGGCCCATAATCGGCCAAGCCCTCATCAAGATATACAACGGCACTCTTATCCGTTAGCATTCGCATGTCAATAGACCGAGTCAAATCGCCCGTTCGTGACGTGTAATTGTGATGTGTTTGTGCTTCATCCTGGACTTCAATGGCCGAGGCCTTTACGGCCTGTCGTATTCTCTTATCGAACACATCCCGACTGACGCCCATACTACTCGCCTGCCTGTTCCGTTTCTTCTGTCGGCTGTTCTACGGCTTCAGCCTTCTTTGCCTTTACCTTTTTCGGCTTTTCTTCGACCGGCTCCGTTTCTTCTGTCGGCTGTTCATCTGCCACAAATCCTTCAGCCATTAATTGCTGAAGACGGTATTCAGAATCAGCGTACTGAACTTCGTTAAGCCGAGTTACTCGAGTGTTCATACGGTACCTCCTTATGCTCCGGTATTAACGAATACACCCTTAAGCTTGTTGCTCGGAATCCACAGGTCATGGAATTTTCTATAATCAAGCTTCCAAGCGTCTGCCTTTTGGTTTTCGTCCGGAGTGAAGATGCGGACCTTGTCCGTTTTAGATACGGCAATCGGCGCACGCTGTGCGATTACGATCCAGTTAATATCCTTCGCTTGAGTATCAGCCTTAAAGCCGCCTGCTTCCTGCCCACTTGTCGTGCCGTTGTTGAATACGTACTGCGTCTTCATGCGAGCAGACGGTACGCCAATAATAGGAATTTCATTGTACGTCCGTACTTTTGTCGTTACCGTACCGGCTGTAAAGTCACCCGTATCGATAAACTTTTGAATGCCTTTCGCATTGTTAAGAATCGTGCGTACCTTGCGATTCATGACAATAACAAGCGATTCGTCATCGCCTACAATATCCTGTACTGCCGTAATATCATCGTCGAGCTGTGCCAGGATATTATCGGCCGTCGGTGTAAACGTTGCCTTTTCTTGGCTTGCACCCTTAGCCAACGCCGCAATACGGCTATAACGATATGCGTCTACTTCGGGAACGACCTGTAAACGTTGGAACTCGCCCATAACATTACCGGAAGACGCCACAAAGTTCGTTTCGTCAACACTCATTGCGTCGAGCGAAAAGCTTCTGCCACGGTCCTGTGTAAGCTTATAGGTACCGAATTTCAGCGTAACTGCCCCTTGTACGAAGCCGCTGTCACGGTCGTATGTCGCAAGTCCTGCCGTCGAGATTTCGGGCATTTTTACTTCGTCGCCACCGTTATAAATTACCTGTGTTGCATTGGCTTCCATCCAAGCCGATGTTGCTGTTGCGAGCATTTGTGCGTCAAGCCCGTCTTGGAAAATTTTTGCACATTCTAACGTATTAATCGCCATTATTTAGTCTCCTTTCGTTGCCTGAGATATCCCCAGTGCCGCTTCAAATTGTGCTTTTACATCGTTGCCGGCATTCTGCCCGGAGCTTCCTTGTCCGCTGCCGCCGTTTTGGTTATCTTTTACCGCCCAAGGCTTCCCCTTAAGCCATGTAGTGGCTGCGTCTTCAATCGTCCCGACAGTGCCGTCCTCTTTTTTGAATCCGTACTTGCCATCATCGCCGACTTCAATGCCGCCAACAATAAGCTTGGCGAACTCTTTCGGATCCATTGCGTTATGTTTCGTTAACGCATCGACCGTCTGTGCCATGATGTCCGTTTGGATTCGTTTTTGTTCGGCTTCTTGCCTTGCAGCTTTCTCGGTCTCGAACGATTTTGAAAGGTCATCGAATTTTTTCAGAAGAGTCTTATATTCTGCCGTTTGCTCTCCTGCTCCCGGCTTTTGAAGTTCCGCAATTTGATTAGCCAACGTGTCCTTTGCCTCAGTTAACGTCTTAACCAAAGCTTCAGCCTTTTCTTTGGCTTCCCGCTGCTCTTTCGACTCTACATTCAATTTCCCGACTTCCGCTTTAATGGTCTCCACCATTGCCGCACCGCCGTCGAGCTTTTCCAGTGCTGCATACAATTCTGCCATTGTCATGGTTCTCATTCTCCTTTTCGAACACATTAAATATATGTGATGCGGTCTCCTCCGCTTTTCACCAATAAAAAATGCCCTACGCACCACTGCGCAAGGCATGAAAAAAGACCCTCGGCATTACCCGTTGGGTCTAAATTTCTTTGATTGATTGGATTTCGTTTACAAACAGCTCAACCGAGTACCCCTTTTGCTGTAACGATATGGATGCCGGATCCGGCTCATTATCCGCACTAGACGCACAGGCTACGAGTCTACCCGTAAATAGGCTACCGTCAACATCGGTAACTTCAAAAGTATGAGACTTGGCATTTTCAACAAACCCAAATACTGCGTCTTCAGTCATTTTACCGCTCCTTTCTAGGCACTATGTGAATTCCTTTATTTGAAATATGTACGGTTGCAAGATTAGTCCTGGTCAGCTCTCCCGTTTCTTTATTCACAGTATAGCCAATATGCGGTGATATATCAATAAGCACTTTGTGACTCCAATTTCCGTTTTTTGTCATTTGTATTCCCCCAACATCAATGGCATCCTTTATGGCTTTGATTACATCTTTATTAGGAATTTCATACTCATAATAGCTTTTATTATCTTCGGACTTGTATAGTTTATGCCCTTCTGTGTGCATTCCTTGCCGTGGAACGTATTCACTTATGAAGAAAGGTGAATTAATATAATCCTTAACTCGTTTTATAACATCATCAACCGCTTCTCCATCAAGTCGTTTGCCTAATTTCTCTACGTTTACTTTGCCATTCTTGACATATGCTTTCAAACTTTCAGGGACAGGAACTCGTGCGTTAAATCCATCATGGCTTATTCCTCTTGCTTTTTCAGACCACGACAAGAAACCTTTATTTACCAAATTTCTGCCATGGACACCAAGTAGCCGCTCTTGTTCCCGCTTGGGAAGTGTATCGATGTACGCCTTTCCACCTTTATCAACATTATCCTTTTGCTTACTCATATCAATCATGCCGTCAACAATCGGCTTGATTCTACATAAGCAGTGAGGATGTGCGGGGAGCTTCGGGAATTTATCCTTCGGGAATATACCCTTGCCAAGTCCATACAGGTCAGCATGTGCGTATACGTCACAAATATCGCACTTCGGATGTCTATCGGATAGTTTCCACTGAAACGCCACAATATCCGGGTCATCAAGGTACTTAGCCATGACTCCATCAGCATAGGCTCTCGCTCGTTCCGTACGTGCAATCCGTTCTGCGGTATACCTGGTCTTTTCTTGTACTGCGGTATCAATAGCCTTGCTTACATTTTGCTTTGCCCCGTTTTCAATGGCATCCATGACTTCACTATACGCCGCTCTTAGCCCAGGCGTTGTGCCTTGCTCAATAAGCTTTCGTGCGTGACGTATGGCTGCCTTCCACTCAGCAACCGCTTCTTCGTCGAGCCAGTCGGGAACAGGTAAGTCCTTCACCTCTTGAATAAATTCGGGTATATCTTGCTCAGGGATAATGCCGCCTTTACCGTACCCGTCGAATAGCTTCTTGGCCGTCTTGGCTGCCGACTCACCTTCCTTAATAGCCTTGCCGATAACCTCGGCCGATTCGGCCTGGACCTTCTTACTGTTCTTATACATGCGGTCAGAAAGATTTACGCCGTCATCGGTCCATGATTTATTCATAGCCGCTGATATGGCTTCATGCTCAAACTTGGCCGCCGCTTGTTTCTTCCCATACCCTTCAGCAAAATCGCCAACAAGGTCGTCAAGCAAGTCCTTATATAGGTGACGCATAACCGGATATCGACGATATGCCACTTTCACAGCGGCATGCACTGCCATTCCCGACAAGAGCAATGCTCGTAACGTTCGCTCGAAACCGTCTAAATTATTCTCCAGGTTGTTCTGCGTTCTGTCTTTCGGCATTTACATCACCCTTGTCATTCATCGGCTCAAATTGTTGCTTCATTAAATCCCTATCTCGTTCAGCCTCATCGAAGCCTTCTTCTATCTCGCTTACGATGTCATCATACGTGTCAGGCTCAATATTCGGCATATACGCTTCCAAGACTTTCTTACTTACTTCAGCGGAGAACGTATCGGATCTAAACCCAAGGTCCAGTGCCTGTTGTGCCTGGGACAGCGATTCGGTAACGTCGTTAATCTGAAAATCTCGAGGATATTCAACTTCATAGTTAACGGTTTCCTTCGCCCACAATTCGTACAGCCCAATAATATCCTTTTCAGCCTCTTCACACTGAACGGAGAAGTCCGCCAGGCGTTGGTTGGTTCGCTCAAAGTCCCACTGCTTAGCGACACCACTCTTTGACTGCTCTACGCCGACTACTGAATCAATGCCGCTCATGCGATACATTTCCTTAATGAGTCGGTCAATTTGTGCCATCAGCACTTCAGCCGGTCCCTTATCCGGTGCAATGAATGCCGGTGCGTGAGACGACTCTTGCGGATACAGCAGCATGTTATTTGTCCCGAGCGTTACGTCGGGAGTGCTGCCGTCTGCAGGCATCGTCAATACGGAGAACGTCTGATTGTTCAATATTTGCGTCAAAAGGCTGCACAGATGATACACATGGTAGTTTGTCTGTGCAATACTCAAAAACTCAGCAGGCGGTAAGATATCCGTCTTTTTGGAGCTTCTACCGAACCACTGAACAACAGGAATGCGGCCAATATTATGCGTGCCGCCCTTGATTTGGTTCCCGTTTTCGTCTAAGACCTGCCAATTCGTCGGAGTCCATATGTAGTATCGTGTTTGTTTCTTGCGGTCAGCGTCGTAAATAACGTCCTTATAAGCAAATTTGATTAATATTCCCTTCTCGTCAAACTGCCAGTCCGTAATGTGATGCGGTTCAACGGCGGTGAGATACGGTAAGGCTCGATTCTTGACGTTATCAGCTACCGATTCGCCGAACTCCACAACGTTGTTCACAACGACATACATAACGCCGTATAGTTTAGCTAGCGTCGCTTGCTGACGTATATATTCCTGTAAGCTCGTGCCTTTGCGGTCTACGTCTTCCAGGAACACCTTGAATTTCTCCGTATCTTTATATTCACGCTTGATTGTATCTCGGAATATCGGATCTACCGACGCATTGACGATAGGGCCGGTGTAGTTCAGGTAGTACGCAAGCTTTTTGCGAAAGGCGTAATTCTGTGTGCTTTCTCTCGGATGACGAACCAGGCCTCGGCCAACAGAAAACAGGCCTGTACCGTAATATGCGTCTTTTAGTAACTTATAGCCATACAGCTTTTCAGAGTCCATATTTTGCTCCTTAATAAATATTGACATGTGCCGCTTTAATCTGCGGTGCGTTTATCTTCTCGGCAATGCCCGTCGTTGCATCCGGTGCGTCATCGTGAGCATTTTTACCTTCTCGCTGATAACGAGTCATTGCCCTATGATATTCAGGCCATCGGTCTTTCCAGTTGGTCGGAAAATAGATGTGTTCCATGACCCACGTTGAATTGGAAAGTATTCGTGCCGCCTTATTCTTCGTCTGCGCAAACGTATTGATGACCGTCTTATTCGACTTATACGTGTCTTGTAATATCCTTCGTACTTGTCGGGCAAAGCCTCGGCCGCCGTTGTTGGATTCGAAGTCAGCAACGTTCACGCCGTTCCGGTATAACATGGCGGCTGTTGCCGGCTCCGTCTCCTCCATAGCGTCCTTCGTATATAGAAGGTCAAGCACATAGGCTTCGCCGTTATACACGCCGTACACAATAGAACAAAGGTAATCGGCTCCTGTATCAGCCGTATCCGTGTAGTTTCGAACAGCCGTAAACAACGGATTGCCGTTTGCGTCCGTCGGAATACGGTCATACGTTTTGAAGCTCGAATATAGCTGGCCTTTGAGGTCTATCGGCTCTTGCTGATAGTTGGCACTGGCGATGTCGGCACCCATAGCTCTAACCTTTTCTTCATAGCTATGCCTCGATAATATCTCATCACACAACATACTGCCGTCCGGCTGCAACGCCTTCATCGTAATCACCTTGGCCGCTTCGCCGAAATGTTCAATCGCTCGACCGGCCAAATCATCACTTGCCCAACGGGTCATGATGATGAGTATCTTACCGCCTTCTTCAAGACGGCTTAGCATTGTGTTGGTAAACCACAGCCAGGCTTTTCCCTTCGCCGTTTCGTTGTAAGCTTCTTCGGCATTTTTAATGATATCGTCGATAATAAGCAGTGAGCAGCCAAACCCCGTTGCCGTACCTGACGGAGACGTTGCTAAGTACGAGTTGTAGCCACCATCAAGCGACCACATATCCATGGCTGCGTCGCCACGTTTGATGCGGACGTTTGGGAATATATCGGAGTAAACCGTAATATTCTCATCAGCCTTAACCTCTTGGATCGCATTTCGAACATTCTTCGCAAAGGTTGCTGAAAGAATGTTGTTGTACGACCCAGTCATTATCTTTTCGGCCGGGTTACGACCCAGTACCCACTCGACAAATAAACTTGCCGTGCGGCTTTTTCCGTGTCGAGGTGGTTCGTTAATAATAAGCACCTTTGCTTTCTCATCCTCATAAAACGCTTGCAATGCTTCACACAGCTCAACAAGATACCGTCGTTCAGGCTTATAGAAATCAGAAGCCATTAAATTGCAAAAATAAAAGAACTCACGTCGTGCGAGTTCTCGTTTTGCTTGCCTTTTAATACGCTCGTCAATCATTGCCTATCAGCTTCTTTATATCTTCTGACTTAACGCCATCAAAGGGATTGTTCTCAATCTTTGCTTGCATATCGACGTTCTTAACGTCTCTCCATAAATCAGGCCGCCTGTTTTTCAACCAGAAGATTTGCGCCGTTACATCAGGCCGCTCACGTTTAGTTACAACCTTCGTTACAGCAAGCCCTAGCGGTTCACCGTCAGGGGCATACGTCATTTCTTTCGTAACCTCGTTGTACTCATACCCCAGGGCTCGTTTAAGCAGCGCATTTTCTACCTCGATATCAACGACTTCCTTCCCCCTTTTTAAGGCGTCAGAAAAGTCAGGATATTTCTTCTTCCATGCATATAAAGTATCTCGGCTAATACCGATATGAGCCGCTATCTCAACGTCGGTTGCCCCGTCACGAGTCCAAGCCTGCAACCGCAAAAGATTATCAGGCTGAAGCCACTGTACATATTTACCTTTTGCCATTACAGACTCACCTCCTTGGGGTGCCGTATTTGGAACGATTCATAACGTGTTTGGCTGCAACGAAACATTTGCACGTGCCGGTTCCGCCGATATGTATTTTGTTAGCAGAGCAAAATCCTTTAGAGTTGTTCAGGCAGGAACGACGGCAGCATTGAATTTCCGTTTTACACGTCATAAAGCCTCCAAATACAGGCACTTTTATATCTATGCTATTTTATTGTCAAAACTACTTTTTATTTTGACAAATTAGAATAGATACACGATATGTTGATTTTTCTTTTCTTTAAGTTTGAAACCAACTAGATATAGTATTTTTACTAGCAATCAATAGTTTTTGCGACACTTTACAATCCTTAAAATAAAATATATATTAAGGGTGAATTTCGAATCCCATGACAGCCTAAGTCAACAGCGTACGATTTAGGTAAGACGAAGAATATATTTTCTCTGCGTCTAGCTCTTGTGGGAAATAACCCTGCGGCATAGTGTCGTGGGGTTATTTCTTTATTACGCAATCATTCTGTTTTTTAGAAACGCATGTGCTATACTTTTTCTGTGTGGCGCCACACCTCAAATTCAATAGAAAGCGAGGTGAAAGTCATGGCAGATTCGAAATTCAAAGGATTTGTGATTTTCCGTGCATGGGTAACAAATCCGAAGACCGGCAAACGCCTGTACGCCCGTGATTACGGAAAACGTGCATGGCCGATTTATATTCCGGTCGGCAAGAAGAAAAAATAGTCTTGCCAAGACCACACACCCGGTCATTAGGGTCGCTCCCTATTGGCTAAAGAAAAGCTCTACTTCGGTAGGGCTTTTTCTTTTTTTTTACGGCAAAGGCGACGCCCTAATGGACGCCGCCTCGGCTGTAAATAAAACTACTTAGAATGATTGTGCGTACGGTATTTTCCGTACTTTTTACTTCTACATCATATCATGTCAAGATACTGACATTTAATGCCATCTTCTGCGAAAACTCCTCTAGTGCCGCTCGATGGATTCGGAAGGTATGTCGCCAAGTGATATTCATCTCAACAGCAATTTGTTCCCACCGTTTATTCTGAATATATCGCTTAGTTAATACCTCTTGCTGAGTGGCACTTTCAAGCTTTGCTATGAGGACCTTCGCTTGTTCACGCATTTCTATCAGCTCATCCCACTCACGATTAGTATCCTGAATAAGTTCGTCCAGGCGGGCAATCTTGTCGGACACATCTATGGGGCTACCACCGGTGATTTTATCTTTAGCGTAATCCAAGGCTTGCAGGCTACATATGTCATGTTGAAGCTGAGCGATCCGTTCTTCTTTCATTCGTAGCCTAACCTCAAGGCTGCGGACGTACTCAAGGTATTCTTTTGCCGTCATACCGTACCTCCTATTCTTCGAGATAACTATACGCCCTGTCGAGGTCTCGGAAGGCTGCATCAATTGCACTAAGCGCTCTGTCTTTGCAGTCCATATCCATTTCGTTATCTCTGTAAACAGCCTCACGGACCCGTGCTAAATCTGCAGATATATTAGCCAGTAACACGGCAGCATCTTCCGGGTCAACTTGTCCGTTAATAGGGTTTCTTGCGATATTAGTCATTATGATTCTCCTTTCAGTGTCGTTTGTGTCAGTTCTTTTTGCGGTAAGATATTGCCGCAGTCAACTAAGGCTTTCATTTTCTTTAGTAACTTAACCAGGGATTCTCCGTAATCAGCCAGCGGCTCCTTGATTTGGTTATATTCTTCCTGGCTTTTAAATCCGTCCTTACCGATAATAGGACGAATAACATACCCGAATCGATCGTCGGGGATAAGCACGCAGCCACGACCACGAAGAAAACAAAGTACATCGGCAAGTTCAGAGTTAACGAAGGCTGCGTGTAGGAATAGCCATACCCATAGATTACTGTCTTCGGGGTGCTTCTTTTCGTAATCGTCATGGTATTCTTCAATCGGCCAGTTCTTCGGATTACGAGCGTCCTCTACTTTACGTACAAGACGTTCGACGAGGTTCTTAATTTCAGGATCCCGCCGAAGCAAATCAAACTGGGGATGTTCCATTTCATTTAGAATCTCTTTGAAGGCACTTCTGGCTCGTTTTACGACCTCTTGATTAGCCATTGGTAAGTTCCTCTATCTCAATATAAAGTCCGGGCTTATCAAGGTAAAATTTTTGAATTTCTTCACAAGCGACAAGAGCATCGTCTGTCCAAAAGCCCAAATCCGTCATCACATCTTTTAAGAGCTTCACCAAATTGTCCGTATCGGGCTTTGTTGTTTTCCAGCTCTTTACAGGATGAGCGGTAGTCGCTAAATATATCCACGTCGTCGAAAGCCTTACAGGACCCGCAAACGGAGCGTTAGGAGCGTAAGGGGCAAGGGCTGCCATAAACTTCTGGCGGGCGTCTTTTACGTTCTGAGGCTCGTACACGACAGGCTTACCGTTTACTACCATAATTTTCTTTTCCTGGTGAGTCGCCGACGGAATCATCATCGGCAAGAAAAACTTTAATTTCATTGCATACTCCTTTCTTACTTCAACGCCGAGGGCGCTTATTGTCCTGTCAGACGGACAAAGGGTGTTAAGGGAAACGGCAACGTCAAAGCCGTTTTCCAACCCTTTGTTCGTCCCATGACAATTGCGGACATTTATACATCGGGACATTTCTATATATATAGTTGAAATGTCCCGATTTTTGTCCCGATATTTATGCATATGCGGCGTTTTAGGTGAATAATTATTCAATGCTATTTCTCTCTACTTTACCGTTTTTTACGGTGAATTCTTCCGAGCTGTTGATATCTCTTCGAAGGGTTTTAGGACTGATATCAAGATACTCCGCTATATCGTCAATAGTGACCTCGCCTGAGATGAGGCACGCATTGTATGCCGACTCAAGGTTCTGGATTCGGGACTGTTTCTGTTTTTGCCGAGTGCGTTGTCCTTTCTCGTTGAGCTTCATCTCGACGTCCAGCTTAATCGTCTCTAGCGTTCCTGTATCGTCAATACGGTGAACGGGATAATCGAACCACACGTTTACCGGCCTAAACGAAGCGTACTCACGAAGCGTCCCTTCGATACGCCAAGCCGAACGAGAGGAACCGACTTGTTCAGCGTCAAGCTCAATCATATCGAGGAGTGCGTCGGCGTCACGGCCGAATACGCCTGACCCAGAGGCTCTGTCAATAGCTCGTTTGCCGCCTTGAGCGCCTTTTGAATGATGATGACAATAAATGACCGAGCAATTAAGCTCCGTTGCGATACGGTCGAACTGATTACAAAAATGAGCCATCTGTTCAGCGCTGTTCTCATCCCCTGTAATGACTTTGTAAATCGGGTCGATGATAATCGCCGTGTATTCTTGTTTAACGGCTCGCCTGATGAGTTTCGGAGCGAGTTTATCCATAGGTAAGGACTTTCCTCTAAGATTCCATATGTCGATATTAGAAAGGCTGCGGGCTTCCCAACCAAGCTCCGTATATACGTCTTTAAATCGATGTAGGCAAGAGGCGGCGTCAAGCTCCAGGTTTACATACAGGACTCGTCCCTGGGAGCATTCCCAATTTAGCCATTTACGGCCTTCGGCGATTGCGATAACAAGTTCTATAAGGGCAAAGGACTTACCCGCCTTAGACGGTCCTGCAAGGAGCATTTTGTGACCCTTACGAAGCACGTTTTCGATAAGAGGTGGGGCCAACGGCGGCAGATTATTCCAGAAATCTCGAAGGCTTTCAGGCTCCGGCAGATTGTCGTTAATCGATTCGATCCACGTCTGCCACTCGGCGAAACTACTCTTGCCGATATTCGTATCAACGAGGAACTGCTTTTTATCCTTGCGGGTAACGCCGGGCATACGACTGAGGCGGCTCGGATTTCTGTTTTGAACGTCGATTTCAAGGCCATTCTTTCGGCAGATATTATAAAGATAATCGACCCGTTTACGGTACTCATCGTAATTGGCAGCGTCTACTTTAACGATGGCGTGAACGGATTTACCGCCGCTATAGACCATACACGTAACAGGAAGCTCCAGTTTGCGGATGATTTCGTTCTGCTTGTCGATGGGCATACAGTCCGATTCGACCAAAGCGTATTTAAACTCCGTTACGTTCTCATTACGGACACCCCGACCGTCTAAGGGATTGAAGCGTATCCAAGCCCCTACGTCGGGATTGTAATCACCCAGGACGGCCCCGATATCACCGTCACATTCTGATAAGGCGTGAATAAGCTCCCCTGCCGTACGCTTAAATTTCCCCTTAGACGGTATGAATTTTCCGTCTTGCTCCCACGACTCTGTAACGTAGCCGACATAATCAGAGCTGTCGTAAAGAAGCTCTAGGTACGTAATTAAATCCTTAGCCGGATTCCAATCGTCACCCGGGTCTTCAATTTCTCGACCTTCTACCCAGTTCTTATCGATGATGACTTCTTCGTCGGCAATGATTTCGTCATCCCATCCATACGCCCGATCGGGTAAATGGGGTGTGGCGGTCCAGCCGTTTTCTTTAGCCATGTTCACGATAGTAGCTCCCGTAACGGGGCTCCCGTTATAGTGTCCTGTGAACGTCGCCCATTTCTTAGCGCATTCTCCGGCATGATAACGAGTGATGTCTTTGGCACTCCAGGATTCCCAATCGCTAATGTCGTAGCCTTCTTCTTTAAGCCCCATTCCCACTTGAAGCCATTCCTGATAATCGCAAAAAGCGGGGTCGATGTAGTCCAATAAAGGTATTAAGTTGATTGTACGCATTGCTTTTTCATCTCCTTTATGGACTATGCCGGGATATAGGTTTCAGGCGTTACACCATTTGGAATTCGCCAATTATTCATAGAAATTCGAGCAATCATAGATGAGGCCTGGTCAAACGTCCATGTACCGACGTGCTGGAAACCGCGAGACTCCAAGAAGCGTATTTGCTTCGGTCTTGACAGGCTCATATCCTGACGTTTCTTTAATCTATCTAGGAGAAGTGAAGCCTTACCGGCATTTTCGATTTCATCGGCAAAGATACCGAATTTCTCTAAAGCCTGGATTTGCTTAACAGACGGCGGTGCCATTTCATAACCAAACGACGGCACATATCCCGATAAGTCTTCAGACTGAATGGACATCTCAAACTGTAACGGATCCACGAGCTTGCGTTTGCGTTTCTTCATTTCCTTAAGCTTTTCAGCCAAGGCTTGCTCCCGTTCTGCCACAACATCCGATTCAGATTCTTTTTCAAGCTCTTCAATATCAATCGGAACCGCCGAGTCTTCAAGTTTTTCCGTCATTTTCTTTGCGATGTCTTCATCTTTACTTATGAGATGGGCAGGTCGGCATAATTCATGCCGTTCCGTATTCCACAGAAAATCAAGCAGCAGCACGTTTTCTTTTCCTTCGTATAATCGAGTGCCACGACCTACCATTTGACTGTATAAGGCTCGGGATTTGGTCGCTCGCAGAACGATAATGCAATCTACCGACGGACAATCCCATCCTTCAGTCAGAAGCATACTGTTACATAGAACGTTGTATTTCCCGTCCTCAAAGTCTTTAAGGACTTCTGCCCTATCTTGACTATTGCCGTTTACTTCGGCGGCTCTAAAGCCGTATTTACGAAGATATCGGCAAAACTTCTTACTTGTTTCCACCAGCGGCAAGAACACGACGGTCTTTCTGTCTTTGGCATATGTGACCATTTCTTCAGCAATCTTATCAAGATACGGCTCAAGAGCTGTTCCGAGTTCACCTACTTTGTAATCGCCTGCCGCCATGCCGACATGTGCAATGTCCAATTGCAGAGGGATGGTCTGTGCGACGATTTGAGCGAGGTATCCGGCCTTAATGGCTTGCGGAAGTTTGTATTCATACGCCAGGCTGTCGTATATCTGTCCGAGGTTTCGCATATCGCTTCTGTCAGGCGTTGCCGTAACACCTAGGACTCTAGCATTAGAGAAGTAGTTTAAAACGTTCTGGTAGCTATCTGAAATAGAATGATGAGCTTCATCGATGATGATCGTGTCATAGTAATCAGGAGAAAACTGAGACAGTCGTTTCTCGCGCATAAGCGTTTGAACACTGCCGACGGTAATTCGATACCAAGATTGAAGAGCCGTCTGCTCGGCTTTTTCCATGGCACATTTAAGGCCTGTAGCTTTAGCTATTTTATCGGCTGCTTGCTCCAAGAGTTCCCCACGATGTGCCAGGATTAAAACTCTATTGCCGACTCGTACTTGAGATTCGGCAATCTTAGCGAAGCAAATAGTCTTGCCGCAACCTGTGGGCAAGACCAGTAATGTTTTGTTGTGGCCTATGTCCCACTCATGCAAGACGGCGTCGACCGCCGCCTGCTGATAGGGACGAAGCTCAATGCCCACGATTAAAAGGCTCCTTGAGTCCACTCTTTACCCGATTCTTCCTTGTCGTAGAACCGGTCGACATTCGGGTAAGTCTTTCCGTTATATTCCCGAAGCTTAATTTTAAAACGACCGGTCGCTCCGAGGACTTCGTTCCAGCGAATCGTAAACTTATCATCACCCTTTTTCATGTGTCCGATGGCACGGGCAAATCCGGTGAGCTGCCATTGTGATTTACTGTGTAAGAAGAGGTTCTGCTTAATGCGACCTTTCTGGCCGTTTACGTTTACTTCATAAGTGATTTTGGCTTCATTGCAAGCGGGCATTTTTTCGCTTCCTTCGAAGTAACCACGTTCGAAGTTGGTAATCTTAAAGTCATAATCTCCTGCGGGTATGTCGACAAACTCGTTTTCCACTGCTTCAATTTCTTCATCCCAACTAAATGCTCTTTCTTCTGCCATGATTGTTATCCTCCTTGTTATTAAAACGGTACGTTTTCATCTCGGTTTGCTTCTACTGCCTGAGCCACAGTGTCGAATGCGGCAATTAAGCAACCGTCTATAAATTCTTTCGGGTAGTCCTTAATCCTCATATCAGCCGGGAAGTACCCTTTACCGCCTACAACGGCTTGTATTTCGGCTTCCGTAATATTGCGTGCTTCCATAAGCTTCTTCAAGTCTTTCGGGATCCCGTCATCTTCCTTAGCCTTCTTTTTAGGTTCAGCTTTTACAATGGGTTCTTCTTTCGGAGGGGTTTTTATTTCCTCTGCAGGCTTTTCTTCAACTTGCGATTTTTGAATATTTTGGGGTATGCAATTTTCGATTTGAGCAAATTCGAAGGGCAAGCATTCCTTCAATCCGTGCCGGTTCTTAGCGTCCCAATTCGGATGATGACTCGTATACATCACACGCTGGCCGCCTGAAACACGGACCTTTTTACTGTTACTGTCCTTGCTATCTACTTTTAAAACTTCTTCTTTGTAGTTGGCAAAAAGGAGCATATCTGCCCACTCCTTGACCATATCGGAGATTTTCTGACTGGCAGCTTTGTTGAGTTTGAGTTCGTACCGATCGTACGGAGGTTGGTCAGGCCGTTCAAACTTACGAACCATAGCATGAGCTGTAAGAACCACGTTCATGCCGCTTTCAATTAAATCCTGGAGCTTATTAAGCAGCCGTCCGAATTCTTCCTTCTCATATACATACCCTTTGCCGTATCCGATATCTTCAATGCCGCTTACCTGGTATTTCGAGCAAATGTGCTGTACACAAAGCTGCTCTGCCCAGTCGATTGTGTCGATGACTAAGGTTGTAAATCCCTGGTGGTCTTTCGTAAGCTCTTGGACATATTCCATAAGTACCGCCCAGGACGTCGGACGTTCCAGTCTCGCCACATCCATATGGGCTGTACTTGCCTCTGTATCGATAAATAAGGGCTTAGGGAAGTGAGCGGCAAATGTACTCTTGCCGATCCCTTCAGGACCATATATAACGACTTTCTGATACCGTTCTTGCTTTCCTGTGATTATCTTCATAGCTACCTCCTTTAGAATTTACCGGCTTCCCATTTCTTGTTTTCTACCGGCTGCGGTGTCGAGTCTTTAACGTAACCGTCTTCGATAATGATGCTGCAGCTGTCATCCGTTCCGACTCTCGTAGCAATGACCTGGAGTCCTTCATTGGTGAGCCATTCAGAAAACTCCTTGAGCGTTTCCTGATCCATTTGTTCAAGCTTGTCCATAAGGACGAAGCCGCATTCAGGGTTAAGCTTACGAATAATCGCCGTAGCTACCATAAGCTGTTCAGCTCCCGACATGCCGTCCCATTGCTGCCCTTTGTAGATGAGTTCCCCGTCTTTAACACCAAGTTCCGGAAGCGGCAAATCCGCTTTATTAAGAAGCTCATTCTTTGCTTCCTTGACGGCTTCAATCTCAGCCGTCAGCCCGTTATATTCAGCTGATAACTCTTCGGCTTCGGCCTGGGCTTTTTCCTTTTCCTGGTTAGCACGGACCTTGCGATTGATATCATCGACCTGGGCGATATTAGTCTCCAGTTCTTCGGTACTTGCATCGACAAGCTCGGCTACCGTCTTTTGAGCTGTTTCCATATCGGCTAACAGCGACTCCTGTTTAGCCTGGGCTTCTTCGAGGGATGCTTTAAGCTGAGCAATCTGTGCAATAAGCGTTTCGTGTTCTTCCGTCATCTTAACTAGCTGTTCACGCTTGCGTTGATTCTCGCCATTTTGGGCTAATATTTCTTGCTGTTGCTTAATTAAGTCCGAGGCACTCACCGGCTCTGTGGGAGCGTCGGGATAATATTCAAGCTCATCGGCGTATGACTTCTTCTGCTTAGCAATACGACCGATTTCAAGGCGGCGGTTATATCGTTGAGCTTCTTTCGCATCGAGTTCAGCTAATTCGTCACCAATCCCGATAATCTGCAGTAACGTATTGGCCTTGTCTTTCGAGTTCATACCCATAAACTTCGGTAAGTCTAGTGCCAGTTTCTCAATGAAGCTATCCAAGAGCTTCTGTCCGGCTTTCTCACCAGTCGGGTCAATAACCTTGAGGTTACTCTTGGCGCCTTTACGTTCAACGATAAGCCCGTTAGACAGTTCGATATGAATCTCAGGCGGGATCGTACTACTGTCTCTTGCCGCATTGGACGGCTTAAATTTATCGCCACCTAAGGCCCATGCGATAGCGTCTAATACAGAGGTTTTGCCTTGGCCGTTACGACCACCGATGACGGTAAGGCCATTTTGTGCTAATTCCATTTGTACCGCTTTGACTCTCTTTACGTTCTCAATGGCTAAGCTGTTAATTTTTACTGTCATGTGATATACTCCTTTTAATTGAAAATTTAATTTTTAGTTGTTTTGGCCGTCTTCTGTTGCTGCAGAGGGCGGCCATTTCCTATGCACTCATCGGGAATACAGTAATCCCGATTCGGGCAACTTTCACAATTCATGGAAAGCCTCCTTTAAAGAAGTGCTAAAAGTACAATTAAGAAGTAAATAGCTGTTAACGTAAGTGCTGCTTTCAACCCTTCCTTAATGTAATAGCCGATACTATGACTTCGAACTATACGGATCGGAGTGTTTTGGATTTCGTAGTATCGTTGGTTAATCCACTCAGGCGGACTCTGTAATGTGGTAGCCTTCATCATTACATCCCTCTCTTTCTAATGATTAACTCGAAGTGAAACGATACAAGCACGTTACCGGCACGCCGAATGTAATTTCTCCATGTATCGCCGAACGTTACGATAAGCACCGCTGTTTCCCTCTCTGACAGGCGTTTGCCGTCGATAATACTGTGGCACGCAGCCAGTGTGGAATCGACGATTTCTTGAGGTCTAAAATGCCTTGTTACTTGGATACCTTCTACATCGGCAGTTGTGTAAATAACCGTCATCATGTGGTTTATCATTTGGTCTGCATTCATTGTTACGCTCCTTTCCGTATCTCAATCCATATACACGCCAGTACAACGGCGATTACGATTACACACGTTGCAATTTCAAGTTCAATCATTAGCGTTTCCTCCCGTCGCTTTGCTATCGAGCCATGCTCGGATTTCCCATCCGGCAAAACGTATTTCTGATTTTTCAGTAAGCTTAATGTGCGGTATTTCGCCCGTTTTTACCCACTTATAAACGTTCTGAATATCAGTGTGTAACAACCTTGCGATTTCTACTGCCGAGTACATAATGTCGGCGATAATTCGTTGTTCCATTTAAGGCTCCTTTCTTAATAATGCTCAACGTGGAACATTAGCTCCTCATGCGTTTTCTCCGAGTCGTCAAGTGTCAGCTTGTCGGCTCTTTTTCTGTGGACAAATTCCATGGCCTTAACGATGCATTGCCATTCGTACCAGGGAAGCTTTTCAGCTTCTCGTAAAATGATTTCCGTCGGACTCATCTACTTCCCTCCTTGTTTGCGGTTGTTGTTTACCATGGTAAACTTAATCTGTAAAAAAAATAGACGTGACTTTTTTGTCAAGAGCTTCGGCAATTTTGGTTAAAGTACTTGTGCGTACAACCCTTATAGAGCCATTCTCAAGGCCTATAATGAGACCTCGAGCAACATTAGCCCTAGTGGCTAATTCGCTTTGAGTTAACCCGTTCCGTTCCCTGATGTCCTTTAGCTTATTAGGGATTCCCATCAAATCACCTCCCTTCTGATTGCTTTGAGTTTACCATGTTAAACAAATGTTGTCAACTATGATAAACATTTATCTTGCAATTTTGTTTATCATGTTGTACAATTCATCCCAAGAAAGGGTGAAAGGTATGGCAACTATTGGAGAAATCATTAAAAAATATCGCCAAGAGCACGGGATAAGTATGGAAGAGTTCGGAAAGCGCAGTGGTCTTAGCAAAGCTTATATTTCCCTATTAGAGCGTGGTAAAAGCACTCGCTCTAATAAGCCCATAGTCCCATCTATTGATACGTTAAGTGCAATCGCAAAAGCAATTGGAGAAGACTTAGATACTTTGGTTTACATGTTAGACCCCGACCAAGAGGTTCGATTAGGGGCTCCTGAGGAAGAAGGGCTAATGAAGCTATTCAGTAGTAGACTCTCCAACTTAATGAGTGAACGGAACATTAACCAAAGAGAAATAGCCCAAGCTGTTGGCGTTAGTGAGTCAACCGTAGGCAAATGGTTGCTATTAAAAGCTATCCCTAGAATGGGCGTAATTCAGAAGTTAGCCGATTATTTTAATGTTGGTAAAAGCTACTTTTTGGAAGACGAATCAGACGCAGGCTACTACACCGATCCAGAGGTAGCCGAATACGCCGAAGAGCTGAGGACGAATCCTAAGTACAGGTTGTTGTTCGACGCTAGCAAGGATTTAAGCAAGGAAGATATAGACTTCGTGGTCAATATGATAGAACAATTAAAAGCCCGTGAAGGGAAGGAATAAAAACTTGAACGTTACGCTATTGTACGCTGAATTAAAACCGTCTCAGACCGCCGTAGTCCGTGAGAATGAAGACGGCTCTTATACTATATTAATCAACAAAAATAAATGCCCTGAGCGGCAAATTCAGGGCGTATTACACGAACTGGCACATATTAAGAACGATGATTTCAGTAACGACTTGCACGCTGACATGGTAGAGTCGTTACTGCACAACGCAACCCCCTGCCCTCGTGTAGCTGAAGACGTCGAGTTTTACTGCCGGGTTGTATAAATGACAGAGTTTATGTAAGAAGAAAAATTAGGAGGATTTTATGAAAAAATTGCTATTAACCATTTTATGCGTACTCCTTTGTCCCCTTGCGGTTAACGCCGTTAATTACGTCCAGATCGGAGAGAGTATAGACTCAGCTGGCTTTGTCGACAATGATAGCATTTCTGTAATCCGCTATGCACCACCATATTATGTTATTCAATGTGATGAACGAATTCACAGTTTTACAACGGGAATATGGGTTCAAACAACGAGCCAATATCTCTATGACTATGATAACCAGATTATTAAAAAACGATATGTTAGCATGAAAGCAAGAAAAGAAGATTCCTCTTGGAGTAATCCCTTTAAATATACAAAGATAGCTAACGTTAGTAAATATCAAGTAAACTGGTGGGTAGCCAATTACATTTTCACCAAGGCGTACAATATGTATTTCTCTCCGGAAATGCAGGCCGAGTATGGAGCCAAGCATACATAACGAGCCGCACTTTTACTCAAACGAAGACATCGAACGACTGCCCGTAACCATTATCGGCAAGGTATATTAACGATAGCTTTATTTTTGAGAGAAATTTAAGGGAGGAAATTAAGCACGAATTGATGCATATTATTAATGATGATTTTTATTTAGACCAACATGTTAATCTAGTTGAGCAAATGGTTCGTCGAACTTGCATCGATGATGCCGAATTGGAGAATATAGATTTCTACCACCATTATGTATCAGTATTATAAGGGATTATATAAGGGAGATTTTAAAATGAAAAAGACTTTATTAATTACTACTATGCTTGCCTTAGTTACAGTTACAGGATTCGCTAGAACCGAAGTATCTCACGATGAATTTAAGGCATTAGACGGACCGAAGGTATTAGTGCATTATGATGATGGGAGCACAGAATTACTAGACGAACAAGAATATCTTGAACGGACTATTAATATGACACAGGAAGAAATGGACGATTTACACAAAGTCGATGAAGGTACTAAGAACGCCTTGGCCAAATGGCAAGCTTCCAACGAAATACACAGAGTGAATTCTGAAGATATTCAGCAAGAACCCCCTAAAAAAGAAAAGAAAAAACATTGGTATGACAATGTATTAGATTCTGTATTTTAGCCAGTAGAGTTTTGTGAATAAAATCACCAAGCACGCTTATGGTTGATTACTCAACAACTGCGCAGAAGGATGGGGGTGGATTACAACATACTATACAATTCTTTATTTTTGTTACAAGTTATTTTATGAAGTATATATGAACTTCTGTTGACAAGCGGACCCGGTTCTGTTATATTAATGGTGCAGAGATTATGCACTAAGCTTACGGGCAACGTGCACCACTCGTCAACTTAAGGGTTGACGAGTTTTTTTTATTAAGGGGGCAAAATGGCAAAACCTTTTAAATCTCTAAATACGCTACTGAGACTAATGAGAAACCGAAACATATCGATAGATAAAGATGGTGAAGGAAGTAAGGTAAAGCGTATACTATCACGAGAAAATTATTATTCTGTAATAAACGGATATAAAGATATCTTCCTAGATCTTCCTGCCACACAATCAAGTGGGGATGATTACTACATATCGGGTACAACTTTTTTCCACATATACGCTTTATATTGCTTTGATAGAAATTTAAGAAGTATTCTTCTAAAATACCTATTGCAAGCGGAGCAAAATGTTTGTACTAAAGTAGCGTATAGATTCTCGGAGTCATACCAATCTGAATTTAGTCATCTTAATATAAATAATTTTTCTAGAACTAACTTGCCGAGTACTACAAAATTAATATCAAAACTATCTAATACAACACAAAAGAATGCTAAAAACGGCGCTTTCTATCATTATTTGACCGAACACCAAGATTTGCCATTATGGGTTCTTGTAACAAAACTAACGTTTGGTGAAATCAATAGCTTTTATAAATCCATGCTCCCTACATTGCAAGAGAGAGTTCTTGAGGATATCAATAAAGAGTACGGGTGTGAATTCAACTATCAGATTACAACACCTACATCGACATTAATTGATACATTCAAAGGGATACTTGAAACGTTATTAGAATATAGAAATATATGCGCTCATGGAGAACGATTATACAATCACAGGGTAAAAACTTATAACCAACGAAATAGAACTACAGTAAATAAAAATTTGGTTCACTATTTTATAAATGCTCCTAGAGGTAGCGAGGCATCTATATATGGCGTACTTATAAGCTTAAGATTATTTTTACCAAAGGCAGAATATAGACGCCTGTTAAAAGACGTAATCGCAGAAATCCTTCTTTTAAGTAGAGGCTTACCTACTGCACAGTTCAATCAAGTTTTAGCTAAAATGGAGCTAACGTTAAATTGGAAACAAACTTTAGATAATTTAAAGCAATAAAAAAAAATAAGCCCTCACCGCAGTGATGGCTATTAAAGACTTCTAGGTTTAATCTGTTAGTATTCGTTTTTTTTTTAGTCTTACACTAATAGCGATTTAACGTATCGTAAACAGTCTTGTACATCTTCGGGGTCGTTTATATCAAAGTGTTCATCAGAAAATATTCAAGCGTCTGTAGTATACAAGGACGAGACGTTTTGGATGACACAAAAAGATATCGCTAACCTTTTTAGTGTAGACGTATCGACAATTAACTATCATTTAAAATTAATCTACAAGTCAGAGGAGTTATCCCCTAATTCAACTATTGGAATTTTTCCAATAGTTCGAAAACTAAACTAAATAAAAAAAACTGCCCGTACTCTGCTACCAACAGAATACGGGCGGCCGAGGCACTACCAATACCACGGCGATATAATCCACCTTCTCACGGGCTGATTACGCTATCAGTATATCATAATCAGCCCCTTTTCAGAAAGGAGCTGTATTTTTTTATGATTTCAAAGAAAAAAGAAATATATTACGTCGTTATCACTCAGAAAGATCCGATAACCAATACATGGAAGAAGAAATGGATACGATCCGGCACGAGTAAACGTGAGGCCGAAAAGCTTGAACGGAAACTTATGAGCGAGAAGGACGAAGGGGCAATTATTTTAACGGGAAGAGGAATTCCTACACTACTTGATTTTCTCACCAGATGGCTCGACACGTGCATTAAACCGCCTGCTCGTAAGGTTGCCACTTATACTAATTACAGGGCTATCTGTAAGCGAATTATAGCTGATTTAGGTGGACATAAGCTTGATAAGGTTACGCCGCTTATGATTGCTACTTATTACAAAGAATTAAGTAGCCGAGGGCTTTCTAATACTACCATTCGACTGACGCACCGCATCCTGAAGGCCGCGTTAGACCAAGCGGTAAAATGGCAGCTCTTAAATCGCAATCCGCTAATAGATATAGCTCCTCCGGCGCCGATTAAACCGAAAAATGAAGCCCTTACTACTACTGATGCATTGTCCTTAATTGAATACGCCACTGAACAGTCGAAACAATCAGGATACACTCGAAATAAAGTAAGCTGTATTCTTTTGCTCGGTATCTTCTGCGGATTGCGTCGTGGAGAGATTGCGGGGCTTCGTTGGCAAGACGTTGACTTTACCGAGTCTACTTTACACATCCGGCATAGTCTTTTGCGAATTCCCATTAATGATTTAGCCAGGCTTGATTATCCGTATATCAAAAGAAGCACAAATTCGGCCCTTGTATTAGACACTGTAAAAACGGAAGCGTCTGATAATAGCATTATTGTTCCGCAGCATGTTATCTCTTTTCTTCGTCATGTAAAACACCAATACGACACTAACCGCATGCGATTTGGGCCGCATTTTCATAATACCCAGTTCGTTATGGCCAATGAAATCGGAGACCCTTATGATCCGAACTGGTACCGCAAAACTCTACACAAGCTAATTCAATCCTACAATGATAGTCATCCAGGTCGTCCTCCGCTTCCTCTTATACGAGTTCACGACCTTCGGCATACGGCAGCCACTATCCTACTGGAAAATGATGTGGATATTAAGCTTGTAAGCCGTCAGCTTCGTCACTCGGATACGGGTATAACACAGAACCTCTATCAGCACGTGACGGAACGCCTGGAATCAAAGATTGCGAACACGCTAGACAGTCTAATGAATGCCGCCAATGCAGAAAAATAAGTTTATGGTAGAAAGTATGGTAGAAAACCTTCTTTCTACCATTTATTTTTACTAAAAACAGACAAACAAAAAAGGACTGCAAATGCAGTCCCTGTCTTACAGTATGGCGGAGAGTCAGGGATTTGAACCCTGGGTACGGAGTTCACCGCACACATGATTTCCAATCA